GCTGTTGTACCTAATCATTTTATTTCATATTTTAAAACTAAAGAAGACAATGTAGAAATGACTTTCATGGATAGATTTGGAACAATACCTTTCAAATGTACAATAAAACAATTTTTAAGTAATGTGAAATTAACTAATGATGATAGAGATGTAGCATTTGTTTATCTTAAACAAGCTCATATTCATGCGGATTTTACAACATTCTTTGTGAAGAAAAATGATGTTCAATATGTTAAACAATCTACGGCTCAAATGCCTTTAATTGCATCTAATCAAAAAGAACCTCATCTGAATGTTAAGTATACCAATGCAAATACGTTAGTTAGAACTGAAGATGTATCTATTACTGTACCTGAAGAAAACTCTACAAAGATGGTAAAGAAAATACATAGGAATTCATGGGTTTATGATATCGATACTGATAAAGGTGATTGTGGAGCCCCACTTATTGTGAGGAACGTAGCTATTAATCCAGGAAAAGTAATTGGAATTCATTTTGCTGGTTCAGCAGGAGCTGATGCTAGCGGAAATGCTACTCCTATTTATTATGAAGATGTAACTAAAATTTGTAAAGAATATGATACAATTACAGTGGAAGAAAAACAACTTCAAATGGATACTGAACATCCTTATAAGAATACTTCCTTAGTATACTTAGGAAATGGAAAAACACCTACTCAAGTTACAGAATCCAAAATAACTAAATCAATATTTTATAATAATATTGAAGGATATCCACCTAAAACTATTCCTTGTACTTTAAATAGAAGTTTAATAAATGGTGAATGGTTTTATCCTATGAAATATAGAATGGAAAAATATGGATCTGTTATGAAACCCCTTGATGAAAATATGGTAAGTTTAGCAGCTCAAGGTTTTAATATAACACTGAATAATGTGATTATTAAAAGTAAAGCCCTCGATACTTCTATTAAAAGACCATTAACATGGGAGGAAACTATATGTGGAATTGATGCCCGGAAATATGTACCTGCCCTTAAAAGAAGTACATCTACTGGCTACCCCTATTGTATGGATCCAAAAACTTCCAGTCGTAAAGTATTTTTTGGTTATGAGGATAAACCACACATCAATAATATTCATGCACAAAACTTAATTAAGGAATGTGAGAAAATAGAACAAGATATTATTGAATATAATAAGATACCAATGTTTATTTTTGTGGATACCATCAAAGATGAAAGAAAACCAATTCACAAAGCCCATAAATCAAGAGTATTCTCTAATGGTCCTCTCAATTATTTAATTTTATGTAAAAAATATTATAATCCAATTTTAGAATTAATACAGTTGAATAGAAACAAATCAAAAATTTCTGTGGGTACTAATCCATACTCCATGGATTGGCATGAAATAGCTACAGAATTATTGGCTAAATCTCCTAATATGATTGCTGGAGATTTTGAAGGATTTGATTCATCTCAACATAGTTCTATTTTGGAAGCAGTATTTGATATATTGGTGAAGTTGAGTAAAGAATTATTGGAGTTTTCTGATAATGATTGTAAGATCATGCGTACCCTTGGAAATTGTATGGTGAATTCATATCATTGTCATGAAGGAAAATTTTTCCAATGGACGCATGGAATGGTTTCAGGCAGTTATTTTACTGCAGTGATCAATTCTATATTTGTGAATTTAGTGTTTTGTATGGCATTCATGAAATCTACAAATACTATAAATCTTAATCAGTCTGTAAAATTTTGGCAGGAATGTGGAATTGTAGCATATGGAGATGATCATGTTGTATCAGTACCTTTGCGTTATCAAGGAATTTTCGATCAATTAACTATCGGTAACATTTTAAAAGAATTTGGACTATCTTATACAATGGAAGAAAAAGATGCTATTGCTGAAAAACCTTTTCGTTCTCTTGAAGAAATAAGTTATCTTAAAAGAAACTTTAGATTTGATAATGAATTAAAGAGGTATGTAGGTCCTTTGTCACTGGATACAATAATTGAATCCCCGCAATGGGTTAAGAAAGGTCCAGATACATATAATATCGCACATGAAAATTTAAAGATAAGTGTTAGAGAATTATCTTTACATTCACAAGAAATTTGGGACGAATACCATCCCAAATTTATTAAAACTCTAACAAAATATGGAGATTCTTCACAATTTAATTATTATGAAAGATATCCTACCCTCATTGAGACTATTGAGGGAGAATATTTCTAAAATATTCTATTAACGTTTTATTACGATTCTGGTAATTGAACACAAGCTTCTATGCGTGGAAGTGGCAAGTTAGTCAAGTATTATGGCCAGTGTAACACATTACTTTGTTTCCTAATAGAATAAATAATCTCAAAACAAAACAAAATTCAAGGTAGG